TATCTTATCCTTAAGACCATGTAACATAGTACCGTTCCCAATGGAAACATAAGCAATATCACACAAAGCATCCAAAATTTCCACGATATTTCCTGTTTCGCAAGCTTCTTTATATTCTTCAAGTTCCTCAAGAATAAAATCATAGACAAACTGCCATTCTTTTTTTTCTGGGATTGTAGGTTCATAGTTATTAGGTTTTCCAAAGGTCCTATTAAAAATTTCTACTTCATCTACAAAAGGTACTTGTGAAACATTATTAAAACCAAACAAATCTTGTTCTTTACTCATTTTATATTTTTTTTATTATTCTATTATTATGATAGTATTCTACATCTTTATATAATGGATGATCTTTATCAATAGGTAACATTGAACCAACTGTTAAAGTTGTAGCATTTCCATCTGCTAATGTAAATCTAATAGGTTCTAAAACTTCATAGTTTCCTTCCAATTCATCTAATGGAGCTACAGGAGCTTTAGGTTGAGGTTTTTCTTCTACTTTATAAGGAAACAATTCATTTAATTTATCCTGTCTTCTACCACAACCACAATCTTCGTGACCAGCAGCTTTAGCTACTGCTTCAGCTACTTTATTTAATCCAGTAGCGTGAGTTATTTTAGCAATTGTGTCTCCAAACCCTTTTGACTTGCCTTTTGGTTTTCTTGAACCCATAGTTATTTTATATTTGTATTATCTTTTTCTTCTAACGCACCATGTGCTTCCCAGGGAAATACAGCCCAATCACACTCAGTAGTTTTCCAATAAATATCTGGTTGATCAGATGCTGATGGTTTATTGAGAAGAGTTAATATACGACATTTATTATATGTTTTTCTTATTTTTTCTAATGTTTTACCTGAATCACAAATGTCATCCACAAATAACACGTGAGATAAATCTGCTTCAGGGGATGTATTTGCCGTAGAAATTTGTTGGTAGGGTATTCCCGTTTTATGAGATAATAATACAGCAGGAACTAAACCTCCCCTAGGTATACCACATATATAAAGTGGTTTAACATATAAATCTAATATTTGTTGAGCTAAATTATCAGTTGCTTTATCTATATCTGACCAATAATAATGTTCTTTTTTATTTACTTCTATCATACGGGGTGGTTTCCATTATTTATTTTTATACTATCAAAAAATTCTTTACGAGCTAAGTTATCATTTTCTCTAAATACACCAGATGCTTTTGTTGTAACCATTGAAGCACCTTGATGTTTAACACCTCTACAAGATACACAATTATGAGTTCCAACTATTGTTACTACAACACCTTTATTACCTTCTGTAATTTTTTCTACAGCACCATGAATAGCTGATGTCAATTGTTCTTGGATGGCTCCTCGTCTACCAAATAATTCTACGATACGATTTAATTTAGATAAACCAATTACTTGACCATCTTCACCTGCAACATATCCAATATGTACTACACCTTGAATTGTTTGGTGGTGGTGGGAACACATGGAAGTTAGCGGGATATTACGTTCTATAATGACACCATCATATCCATCAGATGGAAATGAAGTAATTTCACTCATCGCAGTATATCGCCCAGCCCATAAGTCATTTACATATGCTTTAGCTACACGTCTTGGTGTATCTGATGAATTAGGGTCATTTTCCCAATCACATTTTAATGCTGTTAAAAATTTACCATATGCTTCAGTAGCATCTTCAATCATAGATTGTTTAGATTTGTCATTGAGAGGAAAACCAGGTGCTACCCCATTTGCAAAACCTTCTTGAACCACTTCTAAATTTGTGTGTGTTTTTTTTCTATTATTACTCATATATGTAACTTAATATAATAATTTTTTATTTAATTTCAAAGTTCTTGTAAATACTCTTCTAATTTTTCAATTAATTCTAATACATCATCNGGATCCATAGTAATAGCACAACAAGTATTTACATTTTCTTTAATTGTTTCTAAAACCTCTATCGCTTCTTCTTTAGTCATCCCAACGTTTTATAATATTCCAAACTATAAAAGCATTACAAACTACAGCTTGAGCTACAATAAAAGTTCTTATTATTGCTATTCTATCTGCTTCTCTGGAGGTTCCTACTTTTTCTCCTAAAGCTCTAGCCCATAATCTCCATCCTTTTTTCATTATACTTCACGTTGAGTATCAAAAGCCATTATATGAGAACGACCAGTAAATCTCCATCCTCTATCTCTTACAAAATCCATCACTATAGGATAACTTTCCATTAAAGAAATACGAGTATCACCTGCAGGCATTGCCCATACTTTATTTTTAGGAATATCTAAGTCATTAATGAATTCTTCAACTTCTTCAACCATCGAAAGCTCTTTGTCAAGGACAGGCTTGATATGGTAATCAGAATGATAATCAATACTTTTTTTAATTGCATCTTTATTTAATCTAAATTTGTTATGTCTTTTGACCATTTTCTCATCTGTAATAGCACCTTGAGGCGTCTCCACTCCCAATACAGGAATACTATTGGAAAACTTAGGACTGATACTAAGCAAATTAATTGGATAATCAGTTTGTAAAAAATGACTTCCTTCAGTTTCGATAGTAATAAAAATATCTCTTTCATTTGCTAAGTGTGTTAATTCATTTACTATAGTAGGGTGCATAGTAGGAGAACCCCCCGTAAGCATCATCTCACTAATATGAGGATGTTGATCATAAAAATCAATAATATTTTGAAAAGTATATTTACCCTTTTCTGGATGAATTGAGGTATACCAAGAATCACACCATCCACCTTCACCAAAATAGCATCTATGAGTACAACCTGATGTTCTAACAACAATAGTAGGGTAACCAGCTCGGCTCCCTTCACTTTGTACTGCGGTATATAATTCAAGAATTGGTAAGACCTTATTATAGTCTTCTAGTCTTTTAAGCATATGTTAATTTTTTTAAGTGGTTTTTCTTTCACTTGATCATTTATTGATCACAATATAATATAACTATTTTAAGTATCCAAATTATCTAAACGAGATTTTAAATCTATTATTTCTGTTTGTTGATCTTGTACTGCTTTAATTAGTAAAGATGTTAATTTAGAATATTTTATACCCTCAGCTCCTCCTTCTTCATCAAGATGTACTAATTCAGGAACATGTTCTTTAACTTCTTCTGCAATTAATCCAATATCTTTAACTCCAGTATCTTTCCAATCAAATGTAACAGGACGTAATTTATATAAACTAGCTATGGAATCCAAATTAGATACATTTTCTTTATATCTTAATGCTGATGTTTCTGTTATACTAGTTGCAAAGAAAGCACCTGTAACTGCTAAAGAACCTGTTATATCAGCTGATCCACTAAAAGGAAAACCAGCTCCAGCACCACCACCTGCATTTAAAGCAAATGAAGCAGTTTCTGAAAATGATGATGAAATAACTCCTACAATTTTTTCTCCACTACCTGTAAAAGATCCTGTATAAGAACCAGTCATTGATCCTGATAAGAAAGAATATCTACTACTAGAGAATGAACCAGTAAATGGACCGTCACCACTTGATGCAAATGAACCTGATGTTATGTTTACTACTGATTGACTTTCAGCATATGAGGCTGTAACAGCAAAAGAGGCTGAAGTAATCGTACCTAATACTACAGAGGCTGTATCCGCCGATGTTGCATTTCCTTCTAAAGCACCTACAAATTTTGTCGCTGTAACTGTATTAGTAGATGGAACATAAGTAAGTACATCATCAGTATTAGCCCTATGGCTACCAGATGTACCTTGAGAAAATAAAAGGAAATTTGTACTAGTATCAGTATTATCTGGGTTTATAAATATATTTGTTGCTAATGTTGCTTCACTAGAGGAAACAGCATAACTAGAAGATATAGCATGACTTGCTGTAACTGCATGTGATGAAGTTATTGTTCCTGTTAATCCTGAACCATCACCTTGATATGACCCACTAAATGAACCACTAATATAAGGACTATTTAAAGAACCTGTTATAGTTACACTACCTGTAAATTGATGAGTATCATCTAAAGAATCTCCAAACTTAGTAGAACCACTTGCAAATATAATAGAAGCAGATTCATACGTAGTTACTAAATAAGTAATAGAAGCAGTACCATCTATAATTAAATTTCCGGACATACTAACAGAACCTGTAAATTGAGCATCTCCATCTACAGCAAAAGATCCTGTTATTGCTTGAGAACCCGATAAATTGAAAGAAGCACTTAAAAGATTAGCACCTAATCCATTTTGGATTTGATCTCCCTCTATATGTAATAACTGATCATAGGTTGACTTGATCGTCCTATTAGTGAATGTAGACATTTACAGCTGTTTTTTGTACTATGATAAATATATAAAAGAGGCCGCTTAAGCGGCCCCATTTTTTAAAAAGTTAAATTATTTACTAAGCATCACCTAATACTGCGGCATGGTTTGATAAAAGTTCTTCTACATATGTTTTCGCAATATCATATTCAACTTGTCCACTTTCATCTTCATATTGTACGGGATCTTTACGACCCAAAGCAATAAACGCTTCAATCCTTTCAACAGATGACGCACTTTTGTAATCACTGTTCCCTGATGGGTATGGTTTGTATGAGGTATTTGTTCTTCTGTATACTTCGTCAAAATCCAATTCCAGTGTTTTGATGAGTTTTTCTCCATCTTTTAATATTCCTAATTTATCTGTATCTAAATATGGTGTGAAATATCCAACACGGTCTGCTTCCCAATTTCCTATTCTGAACGCAGCATCATCTGCATCTCTAAATTCTTGTCTACAATCAGGATAAATAGCATGATCACCTGCATGAATACCTAAAGCGATATCAGTATCATTTCCATTTGCATTAGCTTCTGATAAAGCAACTGCTTGAACAATAGAAGCAAATATTTTATTTCTATTAGGAACTACAGTTTCTTTCATATTATCTTGCTCATAATGACCTTCAGGAACTTCTGCTCCTCCAGTTACTAAAGCCGAGTTTAAAAGGGTTGATAAACCATCAAGTTTAATAACCTGATATTTTACATTTAAACCATTTTGAAGTAAATAACCCACTAATTGTTGGGCTCTTTCAAGTTCTACTTTATGTTTTTGACCATAATCAAAAGATAAAGCGGTAATATTATCGTACTCAGATAAACATCTAAGTAGTAAAGTAGAGGAATCCATCCCTCCAGATAAGGATACTACAACATTTTTTTTCATGTTAATTAATTATTGAATTTTTGCCAGGTATTACTAAGCGTATAGGCAAACGCTTTAAATTTACATTTTATGTATAAACTAATATACGATAAAATAGTTGTTACTCCAACTCCACCTAATAAAAGATGCCAAATGTTTGGATGAAAATGTTCACCACACATTCCACTAATATGTCTAAGTATTTCTGCCATAATTTTTTAATCCATTAATTTTTCTAAACTTTTCAACATTTTTTAATACTAAATTATAATTAACTGCTTTTCCATCTATATTAAAAGAAGTATTCATATTTAATTTTGGTTTTAATTTTAAACCTGTACTACTATAAATATTCCCCTCTAAAGCTGCGAATATAGGATTTGAAGTATCTATTGATTCTATTTGTGAGTGGTTATCATACCAACCAAATTCTTGAGGTACTGAACATCCTAATAAGTGAAGTTTAGTATTTTTATATTCTTTTAATTTTAATAAACCATTTACAAATCTTATTCTACCTAATGATTTTCCTAAAGTTTCATTTGTATGAGGAAAAAAATCATTATACCAAGTAGCACCATATGAGACACATAATTTTTCATAACCTAAACCATTTAATAAACCAGCACATAAATAAGCTGAGTTTTTATCTTCACCTTGAATTACAGCCATTAACTTAGTTCTCTTTGGATATTTAAATTGTTTCCAGTATTTGGCCATTGCTACTGTTTGGGCATATTTCATCCAAACATCAGGTACTATAAATTCATCTGGTTCTAATTCTTTAATCCAATGATGTAACCTTTTATGATCATAAGCTGTCCCTAATTCATGAAGTGAATTATCCATTATAATATGGCGACCTAACTTTCTAGATTCATAAAAGAAATCTCTATAATGCTCATCTTGATCTAATAAGTGAGGAAGGCAATAATCATAATCATTAAAATCACGACTGTTATTTAATAAACAACGTGGAACTTCATGACTAACCTTCATATATAGCACTATTTTTACCGTGTTCCATGAATTCTACTCTTAACACTTTAACTCTATTGTCAGTTTCTGTTTTAACAAAATCATTTAGTTTATTAAATACAAATTCAGCAAACTTTTCAGCCCCAACAGCGGGTATAACTCTTACCTGAGCAGCACCATGTACCCCCATTGATTGAAATGATTCTACAAATGGATCATCTTCGGCTACTATAACAGTATGATCAAACATATAATCCATCCATTCTTTAGGAGACATATCATCGATTTTAGTTTTAGCACGTTTCATGCCTCCAAAATCCCATACCCAATTTTTTTCATCTAATTCACCTTCAAACCATACTTTAAAGGAAACTCCATAACCATGGAGATATTTACAGTGTGTTTCTTCTGCTTTCCATTGACGAAACACTGTACTAAACCCGTCAAATATTTTTGTTGATTGAAATTTACCCATTATATAATTTTAAAATTTGTTCTTTTGTACTTATACCTACTAATCTATTTAATGCTTCTCCATTTCCATCTACTAAGATTAAAATGGGTACATTTCTAACTTTATATTTTATAGACATATCTTGATTACTGTCTACATCAATTTTTTGATAATTAATTTGACCACTTAATGATTCCATTATGGGCCCTAAAGTTTTACATGGTCCACACCATGATGCTGTAAAATAAAGTATTTTTTTCATATTGCAATTTAATTAAACTAATTCTTCTCCTATGCCTACTGCTTCTGATATAATTAATAAAATAGCAGCTGTTGTAATATCAAAAAATAAAGCAAAATAGCCTAATATTCTGACAACAGATTTTATTAAGGATGCTATTAAATGTTTTTTTGGATCAGGAATTTTTTCTAGGTCTACCTCTTTTTTCATGTATTATATATTTGATTTTGTACTTTTCCTCTATAATGTAATAAAGATCTATTAGGGAACCACGACAATTTACCATTTCTTCTTTAACTTCATCTTTTGTCATTTGAAAATTTTGGTGAAATCCATCTGTTATTGCAGTTAGTTTTTCTAGTTCTTCTCTATCATAATCTTCAATTAATCTAGAACGACGTGCTTTCCATATTTTAGTGTTTTCACTTAATTGAACATCATCATTTTTATATCTTTCATAAAGATCATTTATTTCATGCTCACACCAATATGCTTGGTCTAAATAACAAGAAACTTCATAGTCTCCATTTAATATACGATCACGAAATGAGGCTTTACCCTTTAGTGGTTTATTTTTACTTTCATACATTCTCCACCATCTAAATTGGTTATAATTTAGTTTTTGAAGTTTTGAAAACCTATTTTGTAACTGCCTACGTGTAAGTGAAGGACTATAAAGCATATTTTTTCTGGTATTTTTCAATAAAATATTCACCCATTCCTACTTCTTTAATAACAGCTATAGCAGGAATACCTGGTATAACATAATTACAATCCATTAGTTCATCAATATTTCTATTACGAACTACCTTCATTTTAGTTTTAGCATTTGAATTTTTTGAAGTTGCAAACACTATAACGATGGGTATCTTAGGATAACCACCATCTTTAGTCCATTTTTTTCTTGTCTTAACCATATAATTCAGCTTGTTTATCAGCATAATCTGCTGCTTGGTCATCAGTCATTCCTTGAGAAAGTCCCTGATCAAAATAATATTCTAAAAAATCTGTGTGTGATAAATGTGACATAACCTTTTTTTATTTATTAATATACCGTAAATATACGAAAGACTACCTGGGTAGCCAAATAATTATTAATATTTTTTAGTAATTTCTTGCTCACCATCATATAATATTGTTATACCATCTGATTCAACAACATATTTATTCATTCCTTGATATGATCTTAATGTTGCATCACATTGAACACGGTCACCATTAGTATTTAAACCTTCCATTTGGAAAATATCACCAACTTTTAAATCTTGGATTTTAATTGGTTTTGGACCTAAAAAAGAATCCATTTGTTCATTCATTCTATCGATATCTACTTGACTTACATTCATAACCTTTATTTTTTAATTAATTACTTATTTACCCCGTAAATATACGAAAGACCTCCGGGGTAGCCAAATTTTAATATGACGCTTTTCATATTTTATATGACTTTAATATGACGTATATATTTATAAATGATGACTAAAATATATATTATGAAAAACTTAAGATTAAGTTTAGCAATAATTCTTTTTGTATTAGGAAGTTTAGTGTCTGCATACAGTCACAATAACACTGATAAAGATAAAGAATTAGTTTATAAAAGTATTAAAATACAATTAGATGAAAATAAAATTTCATTAAAAACAGCTCAGGAAATGTGGTTTGCCTACGTTAGATGTTGTAAAGATCAACCATCACAAGAAACACAGTCGGCCATTCTAGATCCTAAATCACCTTTGATTACTGAATCTGTTCTCAAATAATAAAGAGTTTTAACTCCTAATTTCCAAGCCTCTATATGCACTTGATTTATCCATTTAGGTGAATCACCTGGGTCAAAAGATAAATTAAGTGATTGGGTTTGGTCTATATAACGTTGTCTAATAGCAGATTGTCTTACTAATTCTAATTGATTTATTTCAGAAAAAGTTAAAAATAATTCTTTATCTTGAGGTGATAAAATACTATCTGGAAGATTTTGGACAGACCCTCCATCAGCTAACATTTGATCCCACCATTTATTTTTATCTTCTCCTTTTTCAATTAAAATGTCTTGTAACACTTTATTTTTACGAATAAATGTTCCTTTAGCGCCATTAAACGTGTAAATATTAGCGGGTAACGGCTCAATACCAGCAGAAATACCACCAGTAATTACACTATTCGATACAGTAGGAGCAATCGCTAATAAATGTGTATTTCTCATACCAGTACCTCTACACCATAATGGTTCTCCATATTCAGCTGCTAAATCTCTTGATGCTTTTTCAGCCTTATTTCTGATATCTGAAAAAATATTATGAGTATATGCTGTAGAAGAAATTGAGTTAAAAGGCATTCCCTTCTGTTGTAAAAATGTATGCCAACCCATTACACCTAATCCTAAAGCTCTTCCTTTAGAAGCATGTTTATGAGTTCTTTTTAATGAATCTTTACCAGCTGATTTGTCAATAAATTCTTGCATTACACCATCTAAGAACCAAGTAGCTAATTCTACAGTATCTGTATCTTTCCATTCATCATGTTTAGCCAAATTTAAAGAAGATAAGCAACAAATAAATGAATGTTCTTCATCTGTAAATAAAGTAATTTCAGTACAAATATTAGTCATACTTACATCTAAATTATTCATCATATAAGCAATAGGATTATTTTTATTAATATTATCCTTATACATTATATAGGGTTCTCCTGTTTCCATTCTTGCTTTTAAAATCTTAGCCCAAGTGTCCATTGTTTCTTGATCTCTTGATTCTAACTTTCTCATAAAAGTATCATCTACAACAACACATTGATGTAAATTTAAACACTGTCTATTAGGATCACCTTTAGGTCTACGAATTTCTAAAAATTCATCCACATCTGGGTGGTTAATATCTAAATTAACTGAAGCTGCCCCCCTTCTTACATTACCCTGATTTGTAGCAATAATTGATGAATCATAAATTTTACACCAAGGCACTACACCTTCAGATTTTCCATTACCTGAAATTTGGGTTCCTCTAGGTCTAATTCTAGACACTGAAATTCCTACTCCACCACCTTGTGAAGTTAATTTCATTAATTCAGCATTAGTTAAACTAATTCCTCTTATAGAATCAGGTGTATCAATACCAAAACAAGAAATAGGTAATCCTCTATCAGTACCCATATTTGAAATTACAGGTGATGCTAAACCTAACCACCCATTCCAAATAATTTTAAAGAATTTATTTTCAAGTTCAGGTTTGCCTAGTCTTCTAGCAGCAGCATTAGCAACACGCCTATAAGCTTTTTTAGGTGTTTCTCCAGGTAATAGATAACCCTTAGATAAGGTTGCAACTGAGATTTCATCCATGAAAGAAGGATAATCTCTACCTTTCTCCCAATTTTCGGTGTTTGATATTAAATTACTGTCCATTTAATTATTGATTTAAAACTGGGCCAAAAGCTTCTGGGTGGTCTTTTGGGTTTTTATCTTTTATTTTATCATCGTCTGCAGCTAAGTAAATAAAATTATTATATCCTGTTTTAAAATCACCTGCTGTTTGAGTTTTTTCTTCATTCCAAGTACCAATATAAGGTACAAAAGGGCCTTCTTGAACATATTCTGTATTAGTATTAGGGATTGAATCTGTAGAATACCAAATCGTGCCATCTGGTTTATAAGCATAAATCCATAAATTATTATCTCTAATTAATGCACCATAAGTAGCAAATTTAGGGTTAGGAGCACCTCCTATACTATCCCAAACTCCCATTTGTATATTTTGAGCTTCTGTTTTATTCCAATAAGTATTTCCTTCATCATTAGCTAAACTAATTTGAGGACCTTCTGGTTTCCATTTAGTTTCTAATATATCAATTTCTCTTCCGGGGGGGTTAGTTGGTGCTGTTTTATTTCCATCAATATAATTATCTACACCTGCTTTTAAAACTCTTCTTTCAGCTAAATAAAAAGTTTCACAAAAAACAGTATCCTTTGTATTTAAAACACCACCATTTGAACCTATTCTAACATCTATTTGCCATAATCCATCCATAGCAACACCAGTACCTTTTTCATAAGTCCAATCACTATCTCCTTTTTCTAATTTAACAGCATATATTCTACTTCCAGTATTACCTTCTATAAGTTCAGTACTTTGATATATAGCTCCATCATCTACTGCCCATCTGCCCGTTTCATCTCCATAATCAGCAACAAAAAAGCTTTCATCAGTAACTGCTTTAGAATCATTATTGCCTAATCCATTATTCCAATCTTCATTAGTAATAACTGATGGTGGAGGTACGTCATTATAAGTTATATCAAACCAATTTCTATTATCCCAGGGCGTAGCGCCATATGATGATTTAGAGGGATTATATTTAAGTGTTATAAGATTTTTACTATCTAAAGGATAAGTATTACCATCTTTAGTTACCATATTAATAGTTGTACTACCTAATAATTGGCCTCCTCCACTAGCTCCTGTCCAGATTTCTACATCTAATGAACTAAATAAAACATATTTGTAAGGATAACCCGCATTAATTGATTCATTTACTGTTGGACTTAAATTTTGTCCTGTATAGGGTGTTCCACCTGTAACTTTTAAATTAATTCCTTCGTCTGAAGCAATACTCCAAACCATAATATATGGATCATCTCCATCTTCTATTTGAGTAATAGAAACACTGCCTATTAAAAATAAGCTTAATAATAATAATAAGTACTTTTTCATGTTTTTTGTTTTTAAAATAAAGAATTTGAATCCCAATTTTGGGCTCCTTTTGAGTAATTAGTAACACGATTTGCAAAGAAATCAGTGTGTTGTTTTCCGGCTGATAAAGAATCAAACCATTTCATTCTCTCTATTGAAGCTTTGTCAATATCATTAACGATTGGTTTATAACCTAAATCACCCATTTTAGTATTAGTTCTATGTTTAATAAAAGATACTAAATCATATTTTGAACATCCTTTTAAATCTCCCATTTCATACACTTTATCAATAAAATCTAATTCTAATTTTAAAGATAATTTAGCTGCTTCCTCAATATCTTCTCTTAATTTTGGTGTATTTAATTCTGGATGTTCTTCTAGTAAAGTTCTAAATAACCAACACCCCGCATTTGAATGTAATGATTCATCTCTAATACTCCACTCTACTATTTGACCTACACCTTTAAGTTTATTATCTAATTTAAATGATAATAAAACGGCAAAAGATGAAAATAAATTTACCCCTTCTGTAAATGCTGAAAATACAGCTAAAGATTTAGCTCTTTCATGCCAATCAGCTTCTCCATCATGAGAATCTCTAACTTCTGTTAATGCTGAGATTTTAGCCATTGTAGCTTCATCTTCTAAAAATTCACTAAAATTATCTAACCCTAATTCTTCATTTAATAAAGAATAAGCTTCAGCATGGATTGTTTCAAATGCTCCAAAGGTAACAGCCATTTTAATTATTTCAGGTTTTCTAAACCATTTAGTAACTAGACTTGACCAATAGTCATTTACTACAGTTTCAGTTTGAGCAAATCCTTTTAAAATGGATCCTATAATATTTTTTTCTGATTTAGTAAGATTTTGTTTCCAATCATTTACATCAGACATCATAGGTACTTCAGTATGTAGCCAGTGAGCTTGATGTTGTTGTAACCAATAATCTGATGCTTCTTGGTATTCAAAGGGTTTGTAAACTATTCTTTCTTTAGTAATGTCTCTCATAGATTATTTTTATTTTTTCTTATAACGGGTTTATAAATATAGTATATACTACGCATCATTGTTTGAGTTTTGAAAAAAGTGATTTAGTTGTTGTTTATCTTGTTGAGTTACCTCATTAGCAAACACTTGTTTATTATTTGCTATACTTTCATCAATCTCTCTAGGATTTTCATCCATTTCTATGTGCCCTGTTGAAACATCAACAGTTGCGTGGTATGTCATTCCATCCATTCCATATCTATTTTTCATTAAGAAAAATCTACCAGTACCATTTACTTTGTCTTGAGGCAATCTTGATAAAGACATACAAAAATCTGTAATCATCAATTTATTATAAGAACCTGCTGCTTTATCTCCTTCAACTACTTCATCTCTAGCACCTGCTCTATTAACCTGTGATACAGACCAAATAGGAACATTTAAAGTTCTAGCTAATGCTTTAGTTGATATGTAAGTATTATCTAGTTTTTCTTTCTCATCTTTAGAACTACTAGTACTTCTTAATAAATCAACATAATCAATAATAATTAAATTAGGAGGATATCCCATATCAGTAACTTTTTGTACGTGCCCCTCTATTGTTGACATTGAAGCATTACCTGGGGCATATTCTTTAATTGTTAAAGTACCCTTTAATCCATCAATATATTTTTCTACTTTTTCTTTATGTAAATGAACAGTATTTACAGGTTCGTTTACAAAATAAGAATCATATCTTTTACCAACATAACCTTCAGATAATTCTAAAGTATAATGTATTACATTTAGTCCTAATTTTACAGCATGAGCCCCTAAAGCAACCATTGTCCATGATTTACCTCCACCAGGTGATCCAAAAATTAAACCAAAATCTCCTCCACCTAAACCACCCATTAATCTTTCATTAATTATTGACCAAGGTGTAGGTATTACTTGTCTGTCCTCTACTGTATATCTTGACTCTATATCTTTATGATATTCATGTCCTATATTTTTATCTTGACCTGCTTTTAAAGCACTATCAATTGTAAAACGAATATCATCAAACATTCCATCTTGTAATAAATCAACAGATTTTAATAATGCTGATTTTAATGATTGGTTTTTACAAAAATTAGAAAATTCAGATTCAACATATTCTTGATCTTCATTGATTAATTTATAAATTTCTTTTAATTGATCAATAATAGCAGTTCTTAAAACATCATTTTCAAGTTTTTTAACTGCAATTTTAAGAAAATCTATTGTTGGTGTAGAATTATATTCATCAAAATATTGTAATGTTTCTTTTACTATCCATTGATGAGCTTGATTTTCAAAAAATGAAGGTAAAATTACATCTCTAATATTGAGTGTAAATTTTTTATTTTTAAGTAAAGAATTTAGGACCTTAACTTGAAAATGAGGCCCATATTGTGATAAACTCTTTAATGTCATAACTTATTTAATCTTGTAGTTCTGAAGATACGAAAAAACTTCCGATAACCAAAATTCTGTATTAGGTATTCCTCTTCCTAATAAATCTTTTTCGTACATTCCTAAAAATTTAGCTTTATTAAAATTATATGGTGAAGTATCTATTAATTCATCTAATTCCTGTTGATCTTTTTCTAATAATTCGATATCTTCTAAAGACATTAATTCGTAATTAATCTCTAGTTGTTTTTTAAATAAATGAACATTACCATATATTCCATGTTCTTCAACTTTTTCAGTAGCTTTATTATAAGCTTCATTTAAAGTAAACTGTTTATTACCACCTAATTCAGGGAAATATTTAAATAATTTTTTAGGCCCTAAACCTTTAACTCCAGGTAAATTATCTGATTTATCACCCATTAAACATTTCATTGTAATAAAATTTTGGGGATATAAACCATATTGATCAAAAATATCTTGAGGTCTATAAAATTTCTTTTTAATAGGAGAATAAACTGTAATTCTTTTATTTACTAATTGTAAAAAATCTTGATCAGCAGAATAAATTATAACATCATCTTTTAATTTTTGAGATAGATAAGCAATAGTATCATCAGCTTCTATTTTATCAATAATAGAAATGCTTACAGGTAGTGTTTTTAAATAATCTAATAATCTCATCATTTGAGATGAAACAGAATCCGATTCTTCTTCTAATGTTGAAAATACATTAAAATTAGTTATTCTTTTTATTTGACGATTAGCTTTATATTCTGAATATGTGTTTCTTCTATTTGTAATATTACCCTGACCATCAAATACCAAAATTACTCTAGTTGGTTGAATTAACTTTATAGCATAACCTAAAGATTTCATAAACCCAACTAAACCCCCAATATGATTACCTTGTGGATTAATTGCTGGAATAATAGCAAATGATCTTAAAAAGGTATTCATTGAATCGATCAGGAGCACCCTACTATTTAACTGTAGGGGCTCCATATCTGATCCCTCGTGCAAGTTATCGAGTATGTTTTGATAATTTTTATTCATCAGTAGGAGTAGGATTAGCAAAGTCTTCAGCTTCAGATCCTTCTGTAATTACTTCAAATGGACCATCACCTAAGATCTTACCCCATTCTTCTTGATGTGCTCTTTTATATTTTTCAATATCACTTTTCTTTTCAGAAATAAAACCATGTGGAGTAGCTAAAATTTTACCTGTTGTTGTAATACCATTAATATGGTTTTTTTCAATAGCAACTTTAACTTTTTTAGCCCATTCTACTTTTTTGCCATCTTTAACAGCATTAATTTTTAATGAACCTGAATTTGAAATATTACCAAATGTTACAATCAAAGTTGAATCAAAGAACATAGTATTACCACCTTTATTTTTCATAATAGGAGGTGACATAGGTCCTATAGGCTTTTCAACCCAAATTTTATTAACAGCTACAAAGGAATTTGTATAAGGATACGATTCTTTTCTAGATAATAATATTTCTTGATTAATAAAATTACCAAATTGAGTAGACATCGCACCAGCATTCCATTCATTATTATTTTTAGCTTTTTCTACTGACATTTGACACGGCACAGATCCAATTGAATCCCATAAAAACACCATATCCATTGGTAAATTACCTTTCTTCTGTTCATTCATTAGATCTGCCATGAATCCCGCAACAGCTTCTACAGTAGGTAACTGTCCCCTATCTGCAAATATAAAATTACCATCAATACCTGAAATTTTACCTTCATCATCCTTATCTACATTTACTTCTAGCCCCATCATTTGAGCATGTTCCCAAGACCATTTCATCTCAGTAACAATAAAAACAGGTAAAATACCCATCTTTTGAGCATTAACTGCTACTTCTAATAATGCTGTAGTTTTACCTGTATCAGAATGGCCACGTAATAAAGTAATATGACCGTGTGGAATACCTGGTAATGAAACCATGTCTTGCCAAGCTGGTGATAAAGGGATCCATTCTTGTTCTTTAAAAGTATTATTAGTTGATCCTAAACCTTTAGCTGCTTTAAATTTATCAAGGGAGAATGTTCCCTTAACAGACTTGGAGATATCGCCCCCAAGGCTTGCTTTTTTTCTACCCATATTTATTAATCTTTAAATAAATCGTCGAATTCGTCCTCGTTGAACGATTCTTTTTGTTTAACATTCAGTGTATAACCTTCCTCTTTTTTAGGCGTAATACTTGGAACACTTGGATTTTCAACACTATCTTCTGGGTTTAACCAATCTTGAAGTGCCGATTTCATTTCATCATAAGTAAATTTCTTATAATATTTGAATAACTCAGGTTGTTCTTTAAGCCATTTTTCAACAGAAGCATTATCATCTGATAATGGTGTTTGTTTAGGTTTAACACGAATTGAGGTTTGTGGATAAGGATTACCTTGAACTACTTCTACTGTCATATCTAAACCAGACATTACATCAGTAAAATCACCGTAATCTTCGTCTGCAGCATAACTTAATAATTCTTGATATACTTGCTTTCCAAATTCCCAAAAACGTACTCCTCTATTTTCTTCACCACGAATTATAACTGGTGCAAATACCCTCATTTTTGGTTCTAACTTTTTAGCTAGTCTCCAATTTTCAGGTTCAGAGGTTTTACGTAATTCTTTTGAAAATTCTACAATTGGATCTTTATCACCAAAGTTAATAGGTGAGATCATTGTTCTGTTCCCAATTCCATAATGGAAAAATACTTCCTGGAATGGGTTGTCTTTGTTCTCTACATAAGGTACAAATCTTATTTGTGCTTTACCTAGAGGTGCCTTCCAAAAATATTGACTTCTATCAAATTTCTGTTGGGATTGTTGCCCTTGCGGGGCTTGAAGTTTTTCTAACTTGCTTGAGATTAAATTTAAATCCATAACTATTTATTGTTTTTAATGTAACTGTTAATAATATAATAAAACTATAATTGGTAACCAAATTTCTTTGGCTAAAAAGTGAGAATATCATGCACTTTTGTATCTAGCTTTTTTAATTCTCCTCCAGTAGTTAACAAAATACAATTTTTGTAATCTTGCCAATCTACTTTAAAGCTAGTATCTACAACACCCCCATTTAAAGACTTAATTAAATCATTAAGGGCGTTTATTGTATATAACGTATTTGAATCTTTTTTTCTATGTAATAAGATTGTATTATCTAATATAGTATTAGACATATTGAAGGAATCAACATTATAAGTACAAACGTATTCATTAGTAGATTCAACAAAGAGAACAAATATCTTATTAAATAATATTTGATATTGGTCTTTGATTGTATCTAGTGTGGAATCCAATTCTTCCTTCGTAGTAAAAGTGCAAAAGAGTTTATTTGCCAAATCGTCTAAATTAATTTCTATATCTACCATAAATATTAAATGTTTTTTAAGGAATTATAATTGGGGCCATAGCTAGCTTTTATAACATAACCCTCGGATTCCAATAATTGTTTAATTTTTTGCAAGGTTTCTTTACCATCATTAATAGAATAATCTATAAGGAACGAATCATACGTGTACAATATAACTTTACTTTGTCGGTTCTCCAAATATTCTATCACTTTTTTAACTGATACTACATTATTATATGTTTCCGCTGATTGGATTATATAATTAAGTATTTTGTTAGGTGTTGGATTTTGTATTTGTTCTTTAGTTAATACCTTGCCTCCTATTAACTCAAGTTTATTTTCTGTATTAAATTTTTCCCATAATTTACTTACATATTCATTCATTAATTTAAAAAATGGAATATCTTTATACTGATCAAACACACCCCCATATAATTGTTTAAATGTTAATTCTTTAGAGCGTTTATATTCTTCATCAGTTAATGTTTCTTTGTCAAAATACATTTTCCNTAATTGAGTATGCACAGATTC